GCATTCAGTGGAGAACCGGAACAGTTAAAGGCGACGGCGACGTGGAATGCGACGTAGTGCCGGTTGAAGAGAAAGCCGTCTGCTCGTGCCAGGAGGCCGCATCAAAAGATGTCGAGCCTGAAGCCACAGAGCCGGAAATCGTGCCACAAGTCGCAGAAATTACTTATCCGAACGCATTGGCTTACACCATGCTCTGCAACGAGAGCGAACTGAAAAGCCTCAAGGCCGTTGTGGACGCCAAACTCGAAGCAATCGAACACGAGAAACAAACCGCCGCAATCCAGGCGGAAAATGAGCAACTCGCGGAGTTGTTGTCTTAAACGAATCGGCACAAAGCCGTTTACTATAAAAAAGGAGTTACGACGTGTTGAATCACGCAATTCGCGAGTATGCGAAATCGAATCTGAATGTTGCCGAAGACGCTTCGGACGACGCCATCAAATCCGCCGTGCAAGAAGCGTTGCAAAGCGGCAAACTGACGGGCGAGAAGTACGCCGAACTGTTGGCCAAGAAGGACACTGAGCCGAAGTCCATGAAGGACGAACTCGTGCAGTCCATCGGTGCGAGGTTCGACGCCAGCATGGAAAAGTTGGCAGCCTTGCTCAAGCCGAGCACCGAAGAACCTGCCGAGACGCCTGTTGCCGACGACTTCGACGCAGGGAAGATGGCCGAGTTGCTTGAATCTCGCGTCAAGGAAAGCGTGGACAAGGTTCTGCAAGACATCAACAAGCCGAGCGAGCCGAAAAAGCACGACGGGCCGAGCGCCTGGGACGTGTTCGGTGAGCACGCCGAGAAGCATCCGCAAGGTGCATCCGACGATGTCAACGTCCGCGTGAAAGCGGCGGTGGAGCGGTACGACGACACCAAGTACCCGGCGAAGTACCAAAAAGGTATCTTCAAGGGCGAGCCTATCAAGCGGCACGAGACGGGAGTCCAATTGAACGATCCGTCCAAGCGCGACTTGATGATGATCGGCAGTTGGTTCAAGTACACCTACGCTCCCTGGACCTTGACCGAGCATGAAAAAGAAGTCGTCTCCTACATCCTGGAGAACGAAGACTTTATCATCGCTTCAGACAGCAAGGACACTCGCCGGTTAAACGAAACTGAGCGGATGGAGTCCAAGGCGTTCTACGGACGGTTGCAGAAGGCTCCGTTGATCGACGATGGGACTTCGGGTGGTGCCAACGCGGTGCCGGAATTCTTCGACACCAACGTGGCGATTCTTCCGATCCTGGGCGGGCAAGTCTCGCCGTTTGTGAACATGATCGACGTTCCTCGCGGATCGTCTGCGGATTCGTACACGATCTCGAATCCCACGTACACAAGCAACGCAGTCGAAGGCTCGGCGGTGAATCTGTTTGACGCGACATCGATGATTGCCGCGTTGGATACCACGTTCTTCCGGGCGCATGCCGGTATCGAAGTCGGTAAGAACTTCTTACAAGACTCCGCACCGAACGTGGCTCAGATCCTCATCAGTCGTTTCGGTGCAGCCGCAGCCGCTTGGCTCGACGAGCAGTTGACGAACGGTGACGGATCGACTGAGCCGACTGGTATCAAGAACGCTTCGGGTACGACTGACGTCACTGCGGGCACGCCTACGACTGGCCCGTTGACGATCACCGACGTGTTGAACATGGCCTTTGGCGTGTCGATGGCATACCGCAACAACGGTGCGGGTTCCATGCGGCAACTGGCCTACATCATGACGGAAAACACGTACAAGAACTTGCGTTCTATCGCCACTGGCGTGACCGGTGACACTCGATTGATCTTCGGCGATGACATCTTCAGTTACAAGTTGTTCAATCTGCCGGTGGCCATCGAAGAGAACGGCATGTCCAACAACGACTTCATCTTCGGGCAGTTCGGTGGCTACCGTCTGTATCGTCGGCAAGGCGTTCGCTTTGTCATGGAAGATCGCGGCCAAGAGTTGGTCACTAGCAATAGCATGCTCATCTACTCTGACATGCGATACGGCGGAAAGCCTGAACGCGGTGGATACTTCGCAGTCATGGACAGCGCGCCGAGTTCGTAAAGCATCTCTGACGGTGGCGGGGGAGCATCACGTTCCCCCGCTATTGTCGAACCGGACGGGCACGGATGCCTGCCGGTTTGTTTTTTACTTTTGGAGAATCAATGGCGGCTACGAAACGCGATGAGATTGTTATTGATGTTGCGGCACCTAAGAACCGGAACGTTGCATTCCTACCAACTGGATCAGTTCTACGCAGTGAGTTGCGATCCGAGAACATCAGCGGTGCGGCAAACATCCCTCCTTATCTGATGAAAATCGGCGGCGTGTTGCCGGGCCACAGAATTATTGTGGACTGCGCTGGCAAGAAGGCCAAGATCGTGGATCGCATGGAGAGCGATGAACGCGGCGTCAAGGAAATCGACGAAAAGGTGAGAACGGCCATCAATGACGCACGGATTCGCGAGTCCGGCGGTCAGTACAAATTCGGTAGCTACTCGAAAACAGCAGAAGAGAGTTTCACACTGGGAGATAATCCTCCTCACAACCTTGCGACGTGGCTCTATTGGATTCGACGCGGCGTTGATACGAAACGCTTTCGTGTTGTGTCGGGCGTTCTTCCGGAGATTGAAGAGATTCGCAAGATGGGAGTCATTTACCTTTGCTCTCAAGAAGGCGTTCCACTCAAAGACGGCGCAAGGCCGTTTAATTACTTGTATCCCGAAGAACCGAAAGCCGCAGTTGCGGCGGGAGCTTAATAAATAATGTCTGACGACAACGCAGCTAAAACAGTCGAGCGTCCTCGCACGGAACTGCCGCGCAACGAACGCCGGAAACAATCATCGGATAGCGGGCCTGGATCTGTCGCTCCAGAACACCGGTTGAAAGCCGTGCTCGATGCAGCACCGGACGACGCCACAATCGTTGTCTGCAATGCATCGCAGTTGACAGAAGCGCGTGATTACCTACGAAAGCAGAAGCGGCATCTCGGCGTTGTTCTCCGCGAACACCAAGAACATCCCAAGTGGGTCATCACCAAGTGAAAATCGCCTGTTGTTATCCGCACACTCCCGCATGGCCGAAGTTTCGCTGGGTGCATGAAGCCTTGGCGAGCCTCGGCCATGAGTGCGTATGGGTGCAGAACCGGGACGACTTGATTGAGCACGAACCGCACGTCGATGTGTGCCTCTTCGCTCACAAGAGCTTTCCGATTCGGTGGCCGAATTTGCGCGACATCTGGGAGAAGCGGCAATCACTGTGGGCGCAATGGTGGTTCGACTTGATTTGCACCGATCCGTATTCACCTCCTGACGAGCAACCGTATATCCGGCAGTTTCGTCCGCACTTCGATGCGATGGACGTGGTGTTTGTGAAAGAGCGGGAGTACCTGGAAGCGTACCGCGCTGCGGGGGTTCCGGCGGTGTATTTGGATCAAGGGTGTCCGGCAGGCATTAAGCCGATTGATTACGACGCGGAGATCAAGTGGGACGTGTTGGTGTGGGGCCAGTCGGGACCGGAATACAAGCAGCGGCGCAAGGATGTCGAGCAGTTAGCGAGAGCGGGTTACCGCGTAGCGTGGGCGGGAGCGACGAAGGGCGTGCCGAAGGGCGTGGAGTCGTTGCCGTGGACGCATCCTGATGAGTTGCACAAGTTGGCGAGCCATGCGGCGTGCGTGTTGTGCGTGGATCGCAGAACGGACATCGACGGATATTGGAGTGATCGGATTTGGTTGGCGTTAGGAATGGGATGTCTTGTTGTCGCGAGATACGGCAAAGGATTCCGACTGCTCGAAGATTTAGATGACGATGATTGTCCAACAATCTGGGACGTCTATTCTGATACCGGTGGTTATGTTGACGCCTCGGTGAAGTGGGCGCTTGAATTCAGCAAGGACGACAGAAGGGAAGCCGGAGAAGGATGCAGAAAATGGGTTATGGAGCAGCATACGATCAAGCACAGATGCCAGCAGCTAGTGGAGATCCTCACTGCCGAGTGTGCCACGGCAAAGGCTTCGTGCGGGTGAAGAACGCGGGAGCGAAGATGAAGCGTCCATGCTTATGCACGCGCAAGGGCTATATGACGAAATCCGGCACTTGCGCGGACTCGACTTGTGGGTAGCGATAATCATGGTGTTGTTGATGGCGGCTTGGTTTTTGGAGATTTGCAGGCAAGGGAAATGAGCGATGGCGTTTGCAATCACATTCACCAAAGGCCGCACGAGCTATGACACCATCACGCTCTATGAGTCGGATGGCACGACAGGCGTTGCGCTCGCAGCCACCGACGTGGTGCGGTTCAAGATGTACCGACGCGACGGTTCAACGCCGGACTTGGACATCGACTCGGCAGCGGATTCAGCAAATGGCAGCGGAATTACAGTGGATCAGTTGGCATCGGCGGCGGTTGCCACGTTGAAGATTGCTCAAGGCGACACCGCCAGTTTGGTGCCGGGCGTTTACCGCGCGGAGATCATCGTGGTGGATGACTCGGACAGTGACTTCGCGTTGCACGTGGAGAGCGGCGTGGTGTATCTGCTATCGAGCGGTGGCGGGGATATTGGACTTTCGTAAACGGGAGAATAGAGAACATGGTTATCGGGAATAACACAGCACCATACAAGATGTTTGCCAATCTGTTTTGCAGGTGGGACAAACAGGCAAAGATGCTTCGGATGGGAAGACTGGTCTACTGCGGCGGGAGTGGTCCTGGAACCAATCGTGGCGGATATTCTGCCAAGCTGAGCCTCGCTATTTGTCCGCGAATCTTGTCATGGAGATTTAGCCGAGACGATTGGGAAGTCACCTTGCTCGGAGTTCGTTTGCACCACAAAAAAAGCCACGGTGGTTGGATCGCATAGGAGCAAATCATGGCTAACAGGGTTGTCGTATATGACAGTCAAAAGACTCAACCAGACGCAGTACAGTTGCAACTCACTGAGCACCAGAATCGAGTCTACCTCAAGTCCATTGATAGCGGTGGAGTGGTGGATACGTTGCTCGAGTTTCAACTGAACAGCGGTAAACTTGTCTATGACAGACACGGTCCGGTTCTCTCTGACGACATTCAAAAGGACATGCTCGACAAGATTAGTCCGAATATAATTGGACAATAACGCGATGGCCGAAAACTCAGAAATTTGTACGATGGCGGAACTCATCCTCAATCTGGGGTTGGGCGCTACGCTCGGCAACGCGGATGCCGTCCTCTTGGAGCTAACCAAGCGCCAAGTCGAAGACAGAATCCGCCGCTACTGCCGTTGGCACATCACGCAGAAACAACACGTCGAGTTCCTGCCGAAAACATCCACGCTCGGAGAAAACAACGTCTCCATGTTGGAGAAGACGTCCAGCAATCGCGCTGCCTGGACGACATACGGACTCCAAGGCGGCGACATCCTGCAACTCGGACAAATCTATGTGTCCAGCATCAGCCGACTCTACGAAGACACGGGAGCGGCAGGCGGCAAGGCTCCGGCGACTTCCCTAGCGGCACGCTCTTAACGTCCGGGACGGATTACTACCTGGATCAAGACTGCTCTGGAGAATTCAGCCGCACGGGATTCGTCTACCGCACGAACGGGCGGAGTTGGTCACGCAAGGCACGCACGATCAAGGTGGTGTATACCGCCGGATTCACGCCGACGCAGTTGGACGAAGAATATCGAGACATCAAGTTGGCCTGCATCGCGGAAACGCGGAAGTGGTACAAGCGCGCCAAGTCTGGGCAAGGCGCAGACGGGACGGGCGTGGGTGAAATCAAGAGCGAAGCCATCGGCGGCGAATACACGGTGACGTACAACACGAGCGAGTCAGAAAAAATGGGTTCGCTCTCCGGCCAAACCGTGGATTTGCTCAAGCCTTACAGGAACTACGGCAACCTATGAGCATCGACAGCCTCACACAGCAGACATCGTTCAGCATCAAGCGGAAAACCACGACGCAAGGTTCCGCCGGCGGGAAGGGAACGCCGACGTACACCACGGCGCAGCGGACTACCGATGGCGTGCCGGAAAGCATCATGGGACGCGGTTCCACCATGCGTGCCAAGGAAAACGCGGCCTTCGGCGTCCGTAGTGATCGCCTCGTTTGGAAATTATTGTTCGCCACCGATCCGGTGGTAGACACACGAGACGTGTTTGAGTTTACGGACAACAACAGCACCACGCGGCAGATTCGTTGTTTGCATCGCTCCGAAGATTTGGACATGCAGGGCAAGTTGTTTCGCGTGCATTGCGAGGAAGTGGGGAACGAAGACTGATGACGGTGGTCACGTTTGCCGATCCGGGCGAGTTCCTGGATGACTTGCAGTTGGACATGGAGAACATGTGCGGTGCGGTGCGGCTTTCCTACGCCACCGAAGAACCAAACGACGGCATCACGCACGTGTTCGTCAAATGCGGCTTTCAAGTGCCGGTGGGTGATGAAATCGAACTGAGAGAGTTGATGTGTCATTGCGGTGACGACGTAGGAAACAAGACGGGAGAAGGCGAAGGGACATTGCAGGCGCAGGACTTCGCCAAGTATTTGCGAACGGAAATCGAGAGTCTGGGAGTCGAGGTGCGCGGTGGCAGTTACAGCTAACAAAACGACGATTAAGTGGCACGGGCCGAAGGTCACGCGCCGCATCGAGCACGTGTTGTCTCGGCGTCTGGATCAAGCGGCGGAGTTGGTGCGATCGCAGATTGTCCGCAACCTCCGCAGCAATCAATCGTGGACGAAGCGCCCGAAGGATAAAAAGGAGCGATGGGCGGCGGTGTGGGACTATTATGCCGGTAAACCGAGTCCCTATCATCCGTCAAAGCCAGGCAAGATTCCACATGCGGACACTGGAGACCTCTCTAAAAGAATGTTCTGGGATCGCAAGGGCAAACTGACACGGCGCATCGGCACTCCACTCAAGTACGGATTGTGGCTCCAAGTCGGCAACCGCAAAATTAAGCCACGGCCTTACCTGGACGTGACACTCAAACAGAATTTCTCCAAGATTCGCCTCATCATCAACCAGCCGATCCAAAAATGAGCCTCAATCTCGCCACCGCAGTCTACACGCGCTGGAACGATACCAGCCTGGATACCACCGTCAGCACGGTGTATTGGGGAGAGACTGCGCCCGAAGGCGACGACTTACCGCGTGCCGTTTATGAAATCGCCTCAGACGACAATACAGGAATGAGTGTTGGTAGTCTGATGCACACCGTCCGACTGCGATTCAAAACCTGGGACGCATCACCTGAGCTAGTATCGGGCTACAACCGTCTGATATTTAACGCCTTCCACAACGCACACAACGCGGGAACAAATCCGCTCACGATGAGCGGCGGAACAGTACAGCACTGCCTCTATCAAAGTGAAACCACGGAAGAGGAAGATACGGAAGTTTACATGGGGATTGTGGACTTTGAAGTGAAGTACGAGGAACAGAACACGACGCCGAGCTAAACGCAAGTTTACGCCATTTTCGGCACGTCATATAATACGGATTCACGAACAGCGGACTCGATAGGCCGCATCACTCTTCACGGGTGGTGCGGCCTTTTTTCGTCTTTGGATAGCTCACATGGCCGGCGGAACATCACTCAACGCACTGCTCAAGGTGGTTCTGAACTGGGATTTTCAGAACTACCCCGCAGGCGGCTTCGATCAAACGAAATCGTCGCAGAATTTGCAGTTCCCGCCAGCCAGCAGCGACACGTACTCGCAGTCACTTTCCAGTACGGCAGGCACCAGCAATCAACTCTGGGCCGACAGGCGGACGGTGACGACGAGCACAACCACCGACGATTTGGATCTGGCGGGTTCGCTCACGAACTTTTTTGGGGAAACGATTTCACTAGCCACGCTTCGCGGCTTGGTGGTGTTCAACCGCGCGACTGTAGCGGGGGATGACATCACTGTTGGCGGAGCGGCAGCTAACGCACTCGCCGCGATTTTCGACGCATCGCCTTCAGCGGAACTGACGGTCAAAGCCAGCGGAATGATTGTGTTGTTGGCACCGTTGGACGGCTACTCGGTAACGGGCGGCAGCCAAGACACGTTGCGAATCACGCATGCGGGAAGCAGTGAAGCGATCACCTACGACATTGTTGCAATCGGCACGGAATAGCGCCGCTTACCATAAAAGGAGTTTTGACACATGGCAACTATCAGTGGCGTTCAAGGCTACATCGTCATCGATGCGTCCACGCCGATTGACTTAACCAAATGGGAACTCACCTACGGCGCGAACGTCGAAGAATACGCTTCACGCTCCGGCGGCGGTGCGGCACAGACGGCCAAAGGACTGACAAAGGGCAGCGGCTCGTTCGAGGTGATGTACAACGACGACACGCCGATTCAAACGCTCATCTCCGAAGGCCAGTTGGTCACGCTATCGCTTTATGTCGGGCCGAGTGATGTGCATACCGGCTCCGCGCGGATTGGTGAGTTCAGTTATTCCGTGGACAGGGAAGGTGCTTTGAGTCGAGTCTCGGTGACCTTCACCACGCACGGATTGTGGACGTTACAAGCCAGCTAATAGAGGAGCGACATGGAAGGAATTAGCCGTCCTGCGGGTGCGGGGCCGACTGTCGATTTCGGCGGAGAGAAGTTGCAAGTCTCTGGACGCACGTTGCGTCACTGGGGCGAGATTGAAGCACAGATTCTTGCGCAGCGCGGCGATCCGTTTGACGGCATCGCTTCAATGGTGAATTCGTTCACAGGGCGCAAGGACGTGCTCCAGTTGGTCGTGGAAACCGCTTTTGATAAGGCGCGAAGTTGGCGATTTGTCACCGCCGAAGAAGTGGGTGCGTGGTTCAATGAGTGGGACGGAATTTGCTTCTCGATCTGGTTGTCTTTACGTGACAATAATCCGGAAAAAATCACGCTTGATTATGTCACGCAAGTGGTTGGAGACACATACGAAGGCATCGTGCAAAAAGAAGGAGTGGAAGCGGCGCTGCAGTGGCGCGAGTCATTGACGGATGCCATCGGACAAGCGAGCGGCGATGACAACCTGGGAAAGCCGACTGGTGGCCAGCCGTAGAAGAGTCCGAAGGCGGGAGCCATCGCATCAACTGGCTCAAATTATTTAGGACGCTTGCCGCCGATCCGTATTACCTGCCGCCTTGGGAAGCCAGCAAACTCACTCTTTATCAAGCGCGGATGTTGTGCTGCAAAGAGGAAGAAATCACCGGGGAAATGACAGTCACAAGTCCGGGTGCGGTTAGCCGGATACACAACCAATTCAAAACCGCAAAAGAGCAGGCAGTTGAGAATCTGATAGGTGGTCGTCCGTGGCACTTAAAATAGCCGAAGCGTTCGTTGAAGTGGGAGCGCGTACCGGAAAGTTCAAACGCGATATTCGCGGTTTGCAGTCCGGTATGGGCGTGGCGATGGGTGGTGTCGTCGCAGCCGCATCAGGTGCAGCCGTGGCGATTACGGCGAAGCTAGGCCGTGCGCTTGCCGCGACGGTGGTAGACGCCACGATGGTAGCCGCAGCGTTTGAAAAGTCCATGAACCGCGTGTCGGCGCTCACCGGTTCAAGCACGATGCAACTAAAAGAGATGCGGATGACGGCTCAGCGACTCGGTGCCACCACCGAGTTCACGGCGAGCCAAGCGGCGGACGCTATGGGCTTTCTCGCACAAGCGGGTATGAAGTCCAACGACATCATCAAGGCTATGCCGAACGTCTTGAATTTGGCATCAGCCGGTCAATTAGATTTGGCAAGCTCCGCCGACATCGTCACAAACATCATGGCGGGCATGCAGGTGCCTGTCGAAGAATTGCCTCATACAGTTGACGTTCTCACTGCCGCATTCACGAACGCCAACACGGATTTGATGCAGTTGGGGCAAGCGTTCAAGTTTGTGGGGCCGATTGCCAGTTCATCCGGACAAGAGTTGCGTCAAACCACCGCGTTCTTGCAAGCGTTGGGCGATGCCGGTTTGCAAGCATCTCTTGGCGGTACGGGCCTGCGAATGATTCTTGCCGGTTTGCAAAAAGAAGGCGGGCCTGCATCCAAGGTATTTCAAGACTTGGGCGTTGAGGTCCGCAATAGCGACGGCAGCCTGCGGCAGATTCTCGACATCGTCAACGACTTCCGCGCAGCGATCCAGATGCAAGGCCGTGAGACAGAGATGACGTCTCTGGCGCTGGAAGCGTTCGGGCCTCGTGGCGGAACTGCGTTCGTGGCAGCCGTAAACGCGGGTAAAGAAAAACTGGATGAGTTCCTAGCATCGCTCACGGATGTGGACGGGCTTGCCAAGGAGATTGCCGAGAAGCAATTGCAAGGCGTGGCAGGCGCTATCACCGAGTTAAACAGCGCCATTGAAGGTGCGAAGATTAGTTTCGGCTCACTGTTTGACAATGAGTTGGAATCGACGATTGACGGTATCGCTAGTTCAATCCGCGCGATTCCGCTTGCTTTGAGGGCTGGCATCACCGCGTTGGAAGATTGGGATTTAACCGCAACTGCGGCGTTTGGAAAAGCGACTAGTTTATTGGAAATGATGGGAGCCTTGAAGCCTGGGACAAACGCCGGACTCGGCATGATTGCCAAGGGTCTGGGGATTGATGCAGAAGGGCGAGGCAAAGAGAGAAACAAGCGATTCTGGGACAAGAATCGCGCCGAGATGCAAAAGGAGAAGGAACTCGAAGCCAAGGAGCAGAAAAAAGCTCAGGAGAAGGCCGAACGCAAGAATATCAAGATTCAAGGCGAACGACTCGGTAAGTACCTCTACGGCGGTGGAATCCAGCGTGACGCCAAGATGTTCATGACGGCAATTTCTAAGCGGCAAGAGAAAGCAGCGTTCCAACAAGAGCTTGAAGACAATATCGGCGGTTCCACCGACTGGATGGACGAACCGATGCAGGACTTCGATCCCAACAATCCGTTCGCTAGTAGCGTGACGTTTCGTGATCTAGCTTTCCCTGGCGCACTCAAAGGCAAACCACAAGATGCAAAAGATGCTTTCGGTAGTTCTTTCGATGCGTTCGAGGGCGTGGACGAATCGACGAAGAAAACCAAGGATGGTGCGCCTGTAGACATCGCCAAGATCGACAGGTTTCACGCGAAGTTCGGCGGTGGCAATCCGTTTGCGGGGATTGACAGTGCTCCCGCTGCCAGAAGTAGTGCGGCGGGATTCTCAGGTGTTGGTGAGTTGGCGCGTGCAATTCAAGGCAGTCTCGGCGCGAAAGATCCGGCGCTCAAAGCCGCCGAGAAGACAGCCGCCAACACTGGCTCCATGAGTAAGAACATCCAGAAGATTGCCAACAACACAACAGGTGGTGTCGCTACCTTTGGGGATGGGGGTGCATAATGGCAGTCGCGTTTGACGAAGCACTCGATTCACCGCGATTCCACTTTGGCTTCGACGGACACACCGCCGTTCGCAAAGGCTATATCGCCTGGGGCGATCTTGAAGCGTTTGTGGCCGAGCATTTTCCAGTGTCTTACAAGGCGGACGTCTCGCAGTTCGGCGGGCTTGGCACACCGTTTCCAAGTCCGTGGGATCAAGCGCTGCGCATCGACTCAATGGATGTCGAGCCGTTTTCCGATGAGAACCTTGCCGGGCCAACCGATGGCAATGGAAACATTGACACGACACAAGATTTCAGCACGGTCATCACGCACGACAAAGCGCTGGTGACAATCAAGTACACTCCGGCGAAGTGGACGGAAGACGATCCAGTGGAGCAATTGGTCCACCGCTGGAGTGCGGGTGCCGAGTTTCTCACATTGCCGAATACCGATTTGCAATGGGTTGATCCTGCCGGGCCGGTGTCGTCCGATTTGAGTCCAGGACGATTGATACCGACAATCAACCACACGATCTCGTGGCCGCGTATCGAGTCACCGCCGTTCGCCAATATCCGCGCGTTGGTGGGTCGCGTGAATAACGCCGCCTTCACGCTCGCGACAGGAACCGCGCCATACGAGACGATGTTGTTCGTGGGAGCGGATTTGGAACGAACGGTGATGAGCGACGGCACGCGGGGTTGGAATGTGACGTATCACTTCAGCGAGAAAAGCGTGGACACGGAATCCGCCGACATCAACGAAGGCGTGGCGGGTGGTTGGAATCATTTCTGGCGCAACGAATCCGGTGCGTCTTACGGTCCAGGGTTCTACGCACTTGCACGAGACGCGAACAGAACGCCGATCTATCCGCGCGGTGATTTCAATCTTCTGTTCCAGTCGGGGTGATCAATGGCCGGACAGAAAGATTTCACATTCAGTCCAGTGAAGCCAGGCGATCCTGTCACCGCCGATGCCTGGAACGAAATCGGCATGCAGGTCATGCGCCTGGGCGGTGCATTGGGGATGGACTCCATCAGTACCGGTGCTGGCGTTTTCCTGCGCAAGAAGCCAAGCACAAGCACGTCTCTCAGTTTCTTCTATCTCAACGAGCCACTGTACCGCACGCTCACCGGCGGCGCAGAAGCCAACACGACATCGTATAGCAGCGCAACGGGCGAGTGGACTGATAGCGGTACTGCGAACGACACGAACATCTATGGCGACTTCTCCACGGGCTATTGGTTCGCCGGTGATCTTGTTGCGGCGATGAAGTCTACCGACGCGAATCGCTGGTACGCCATCGGTTGCGGCCACACGCTC